GGTTATTGCCACATTCTTTTGGTATGGTCGTTCTTTGCTCGTGTTGTTTAGCTTCACCTGTATTTGAATTGTTTTGATCGTAAGTTCCATATTTTACTTTTGTATTTTAGTGTAACATCAGCTCGTTTTATTTGATGTTTTATTGTTTTCTCTTAAGTGTATTATTATTCTACTTATCTTCTTTGACCCCATGCTTATAGTCCCAGTCTCTTATTTTCCTCTGCTGCCTCTGGTGCAATTGCACCACGCGGTTAGGCTTCGCTTGTTTTTGTGATGATGTATCACCATGCCGTGGGTTCGGATATTCCAACCGACCCGTAAGGTTATGCGACTTTGTTGTGTTAAATAATAGGGCGTAGAGCCCGCGCTAACTGTAGCATGCACCTTGTCAGCCCTCGTATATGGCGTGACCTGTGTGATTTGGAAATAAAATATGGTGTGTTGTCCACCTTTTGAGTATACGACGGTTTATCTTATTTAGGGTGACGGTCCCACCCTGGTGGAGGTCTTAGGGCGCCTTTAAGTCCGAAGTCTTTTCCGCTTTATTGCACCATGACAGACAACCTACAGCCACGACGTGTGGCTTTTTCCCATCTAGAGTTTTTGGCTTCTGCTGCAGGATTGCTTTCCGAAATTCAGTTATTGTCGGTCCAGATTTCAGCTCAGATTGATTACATGCGCTCTTTGGCGCAAGTGGTCAAGTTTTCTTCGCCCTACTCAGATTGCCCCCATTATTCTGAAGTTTTGACTTGTCAGTCTCGTTTGGTCTCTTTGACTTCTCGCCGGTTCTTCCTTTATAAGCGCCTTGCTGAGGTTCACTCTCAGCTTAATGGCGCTAACGGTGAGTTTACTGGTCTTGATGACATTGCCCCTTTTTACCAAGAGCTAGTTGATGACTCCAGCCCTGTCATCCCACCTTATTGGGATCTTTTTAGCAGGGTTCAGTTGTTGGCCTATGATGATCATGTTATAGAGGCGGCCCGTCAGCGTTGGCTCCATTGTGTTCGTGCTCGCGAACAGGCCAATCATAACTTGGAGCAGTTGCTTTCTGACTCAGTTCAGAATGAGCTGTGCATTGATCAGGAGCGTATCGCTTTAGGTGATGCTGGGGTCGCAATGCTTCATTCTCGAGCTCACTACTTGTTGTGTGTTCAAGAAGCTACTGACAATTGTTATGATGATCTCGTCGCGCGGAATCGTCGCTATCCATGGTACTATCCTCTGTATTATCGAGCGCGTAATCTTGTTTCTATGGTCATGCTGGAGTTTTTCCATCCAGGTGCAAATCTCCCCCAGTCTTCCGATGGGAAGAAGAAGCGCGGCGGAGCTTCCGCTGTTATTTCTACTTTTGGCAGTCATGATTTCGTGGTTGACAATTCTGTCTCCCACGGCCGACGTGAGGAGCGCGTTCATGCCCCTCAGGTTGCAGTTGCTCAGGCCATTAAGCGACACCCGAAAATAGCTTCTGACTCTAAGAAAGTTCGTCGTGCTGCTGAACGTGCTCATCAGAAGCAACAAAAGCTTGATCGTGATCTTGATCGTTGCCGTGAGTCTCTTGAGAGTTTGCTCTCAGTGATTGAACCTGGTAATAGACCGCAGTTCGGGTTCAACCTCTCGTGGTTTCGTGCTCTTGGGGACAAGGCCTCTGCCTTTTCTGAGACCTGTAACTCTATTACAGATTCGGTCTCAAAGTTCACCAAGTCGCTCAGCTCTTTAGGTGACGCGGTTACTGCTGCTATGCCATACATTGGGTTTACGTTGAAGTGCCTTGTCGCCATGCTCGCTCTTGGCGTGGCCATTTACTCGGTTATAAATGGGAACTACCTTCAGGGGTGTGTGGCAGTCATCCTGTATTATTGTCTCGCCTTTTACGCTGGCTGGAGTAGTTCTGACCTTATTATGAGGTTTTTGAATGGTTACGAGGAGCGTTTCCCGGATAAGAAGCAGGGCTTCACTAATGCCTCTATGGCTGATTTTGCCAGGTGGAATGCTAGGAAAGCTAAGTGTGCCGCTGAAGATGTTCAACCCTCGCCTGCTCCTAATGAGGCGCAGGTCGGTGGTGCCCTTCCCGCCCCGGACCCTAGTGTCCTCATCCCTCTCGATAGTTCCCACATTACCAAGTTGCTGGTGGCTGTCTTTAGTGGTGGTATGTTGACCTTCGGGCAGAAGAAGGAAGGCTTCGCTGCCTCTCTTAAGGACTTTGTTGTTTCTTTCCCGAGCGTGTTGAAGGGTGTTGATGGAATCGTTGAGTTTGTCAGCAAGATTCTTTTCGATTTGTTGAATAAGGCCCGCTCTTTTTATGGTTTTGATAAATACGATAGTCTCTTCGCTTCTAAGGACTTCTTTTGCGGTTGGGCTCTTCGTGCTGAGCGTTATATTGATGCCATGAGCAGTGGCGAGATCAAGCCCTCGCCTTCATCGTTGGGTATTCTTACCCGTCTTATCGATGAGGGTCGTACACATACACAGTTCCTGCGAGGTCTTACAGATGAGCCTGGGGCTAGGGCTCGCCTGTCCAAGCTCATGACTGATTTGGCTTCTAAGCGGGATTTGTGTGTCTCTGCCAACCCCAATATCGTTAGTGATCGCCCGGAGCCTGTTTGTATCTTCCTCAGTGGCAAACCTGGTCGTGGCAAGAGCACTTTTGCCAAGATGCTAGCTGTGGAGTTGTTGTTGCAGGTTCTTCCGGAGGTTGAGAGGGAGACGGCTATGGCCCTCCTCAATGCCTATCTCTATCACCGTACGCCTGAGACTCAGTATTGGGATGGTTATAACCGCCAGCTTGTCACCCTGGTTGATGACTTTTTGCAGAAGGCTGAGGTCGCTGGCGGCGAGTCTGTCGCCCTTGACTGTATTCGTATTATGAATGGCTGTGCTGCGCTCTTGCACATGGCTGATTGTGATTCCAAGGGTAGGGTGTATTTTGCCAGTGAGTTTGTTATCATGACCTCCAATATGGCCGTTCCTGACACGCCTGCAGTTACCTGCATTAAAGCAGTTCAGCGGCGCCCAGACTTGTGTTACGCGGTTGATCTTTGGGACGAGTTTCTGACGCCCAGTGACGATGTTGAGGGCGCCGTTGTTGACAAAGCTAGGCTTGCTGCTGTCAATGCCCTCCCTTCCTTTGAGCAACGTGCTAGTGTGTACAAGATTGGGCGTTACACGATTAAGGGCAATGGTCAACCTGAGCTCAAACCCGGTCCGGTCTCCCCGCTTCAGATAGTTGCGGATATTATGGATCTTCGTAGGCGTAAGGCAGCTGTGTTCAATCGCGTTGCCCCTGACCCTGCTACTCTTCCCCCCGGGTTTAATGCAGAGGCTTTTGCCGCCAGCCTCGTCGCCCATCAGCGCGGCGAGCGCTTGGCTCCCCCTAATTCTGCCCAGTGCCCTCAGAGTTTTATGATGCGTTATTATGATCATCCTTCTGGTGGACTCCAGAAGTCGAAGGAGCTTCGCGTTTTTGTTACTGATTGGTTGTTAGCTCTCCAGAAGTACGGTCCTCACTCGGATGAGACTATGGCGGCTTATAATGCTCTTTGGCCGTTCATTACTGCGATCGGTTGCACTTGGGATGACTTTATCAAGGACTATGAAAAACCCGTTAAGGAGGCCCATCGTGTGTGGAGCAAGAGGCAGGCTGAGGCTGAGGGCTCGTTGTTCGATGAGCTGGAATCCGGTTGTTTCAATTATTCAGAAAAGGGTAAGGAGCACGAGTTTTCGGATAACGAAATCCTTAAGAAGTTGGACCCTGATATACGCAAGGACATGGCCGATGTTGATGGCAAGCGTGGGGTTTCCAATAAGGTCTACTATGGCTCTCTCTTTACAAAGTTGGCTATTGTTTTTAAAGAGAAGGCCGGTTCTTTGTTCGGCTTCTTCATTGACTATTGGAAGTGGATTCTCATGGTTGTTGGGGCTATTGGCCTGGCTTTCGGCGCCTACAAGCTGGTAACCTCCTTGACCAGCTTGGACAACGTGCCCGAGTCTTTTCCAGTGAGGCATAGTTCCTCAGCCAAGAAGGGTCAGGCCCTTGCCGCTCTTCGTGCCCGCCGTGAAGCGGCTTTTAGGCGTCTCCCCAATGTGTCCCAGGGCGGCTCGTTTGCAGTTGTTAATGGTCCCAATGTGGCCCAGGGTTATGACTCGTTGTCCGGCCCTATGGCGAAGATTCTTGCGCATACCTACCACGTGTTCCTCTCTAAGGAGTCTGTTGATACCATAGGCCACCTTTCCCCCATCGTCGATAAGGTGTTTGTTTGTAATAACCATACCGTTGATGTCATCCTCGCCCATGCCGAGGCGTCTGGGATTGAGGAAGTGTGGTTGCGGCGGTATGGTCATAAGGGTGAGGCCTTTAATGTTAAGTTGTCCTGCTTCAAGGCTGTTCATCGTGATGAGCACACCAAGGCGTTGGATTTGGTCTTGGTCTATTGTGAGAATTCGGGCGTTCCCCACGCCTGTGATTTTATTCCTCACGTTGCCACTGCGGGCGATATTGAGAAGCGTGATCAGCTCACGATATTGGCTCCGATTCTTGGCCGTATGGACGCTCCCTTTGAGTATGTTGTTGACCATAAGGCCGTTGTTGATGCTTCTACGGGGCCTTATCCAAATCCTGTTGACCGCTCCGATCCTTATCCCAATGCTGTCAACATTTCCATTCATTTCAAGACTATTGGTGGCCAATGCGGCCTCCCTTATGTCACCGACTGTTTTGGTCCGCGTTATTATGCGGCCATTCACAAGTGCGGCAATGGAACTTTAGCTGGTGCCTCTCCTTTGGTCCGTGAATGGCTTGATGAAGAGATGGAGTGGCTCCACAGGAGATTCCCGTCGTTGAAGTTGATTCGTTATATGTACGCGCGCCTACCTGATCCTGGCCCTGCTACGAATGTTTCACAGTGTTTCCCTGCTGTTACTTTTGGAGCAGCCAAGGCTCCGCATGCCAGTATTAAGTCGAAGCTCCGGCCTCTCGCGTGTGCTCAGGACTTTGATCAGAAGACAGCTCCGGCTGTTCTTGGTATTACTAAGGTTGGCGGAAAGTGGCGTTCCCCTTATTATCTCAACCGAGCCAAGATGCCTGATTTTGTTCCCTCTTTCCCTCCGGTTAAAGACCTCAATTTGCTGGTCTCTAAGATTATCAATGAGGGTGTTAGAACTGAGGTCTCTGATTTGAAGCGATGGCGCCGCGATTTGACCATTGAGGAGGCTTTCAAGGGGATTGATGGCACCGTTCTTCGTGCCATTGATCTTGCAACCTCTGTAGGCTACCATTGGGTCTTGACCGGTAAGACCACGAAGTCCCTGCTCTTCTCTGATCCTAAGTTGTATGCCGAGCTTATGAAAGATATTGATCTTAAGATCAAGTTGCTGGCTCGTGGAGTACGGCCCCTCTTTCTGAACATGGATGTCCTTAAGGACGAGCGCCGCACTCTCGAGAAGGTTGCTCAGTGCTCGACTCGTGTGGTCGTAGTCGGCCCGGTGGAGCTGCTGATACTTAACCGTGTCTACTTTGGTGGTTTTGCAGCCTGGACTCAGGAGAATAAGATCGCTAATGGCATCACTGTTGGGATGAATCCTTACGGTGAAGAGATGAATGACCTTTGCCAGCGCCTGTTCAAGCCTGGTTACAAGGTGTTTGCTGGGGACAAGAAGAAGTTTGATCTCTCCCAGCACCCAGTTCTTTTGGATGCTATATTCGCCGGGATCAACGATTGGTATGGCCCTAGTCCGTCCAACTCTATCCGTTCCATCTTGTCGTTGGAGTTTGTCAATGCCTTCCATCTGACTTTTACAGTCCGTTTGACTGAGCAGCAGCGGGGGGATCTTCGCGCCGAGCTTGAGGGTGATTTGGCTGCCGGGAATGTTGGAGTTTGGGAAGTTCACCCCGCAGTCAAGTTGTTGAATGCCGATGAGAATGCCTCTTGGGCCTGGGTTTACCTAGCCTGCCTTGGGCATCCTAGCGGCTCCTTTTTGACGGCTTTGATCAACTCTTGGGACTCCAAGTTGGAGCCGTTGGTCGCCCTGCAGTACCTGCTCGAGGACTGGCAATCCGTTCTTGATATTGCGCGGTCCAACAGGGTTTATTCTGCGACTTTGGGCGATGATTTTATCACGAGTGTCGCCCCTGAGCTTCAGGACCGGTTGAATGCCCTTACGTTTGCCCGCTTTAGTGCCATGTATGGCATGGAGGTGACCCGGGAGAATAAGGAACCTATTGTGGAGGCTTGGCCCAATGACGACCCAGTGTTCCTTAAGCGTCGTCTTTATTACTCTGGCGAGTTGGGTCGCTATGTCGGGGCGTTGGATAAGGACGCCATATATGATAGCATCTCTTGGACCCGCACTGACAACCCCAAGGATACTGATCTTGCAGAGACTTTTAAGGCTGCTTGTTGTGAGGCGTCACTCCACGGGTCTGAGGTTTACGCTGAGATGGCCCCCAAGATTGAGGCTGCGGCTCGGAAAGTTCTCCAGTCTTCGTGGACTGCTCTTCCCTGGCACGCGGTCCAGGTCGCGACGTCCGCTCTTAGGGATGAATATCGGCCCTAGCTTCGTCCGGCGGGACGTTAAATACGCTGTCAGTCTCTTTGGCTTTTTGCTGCTACCGGCTAATGTTGTTAAGGGAGTTGCTATCCCTGCTCGGGGGGCTTTGCTCCGCCTTGCGAAGGCGTTCAGTTGTGCGTTTTCTGGCCTATCGCCTCTGATCCACTTGCCCTATTTAGGGCTAATGCCAACGTTCGCGCGAATGATGTTACGCGTCGAATGTAGATACATCGCCCAATCCCTACAGATTAATACTAAGGACACCTCGTCCTCATCAGCGCCCTCCGCTGCCGGTCCCTCTGGCCCAACTATTGCTGACACCATGCCCCACGTTACAGTGGAGGAGTCTTCCAAGCAAGATGTCACTACAATCTTTCGCGGCGCCGTCGCCGTGGAGAAGTCAGATCCTTCAGCTTCGTCCTTTGCGTCGCCTAGTTTCGTCTCAGCTATGACCACCGACTTTGAGATGACCCTTAAGAAGGCGCTTTGTCGTCCCATTCAAATTGCCACGGGGACGTGGCCCACTGCAGATGCTCCTGGTACTGTTGAATTCACGGGCTCTCTGCCCGAGCTGCTCCTGGCTCTTCCCGTCGTTTCTCGGAAGTTGGATGGCTTCCAGGGGATCCGCGGGTCTATCACCGTTCGTCTCTTGGTGACAGCTAACCCCTTTCAGCAGGGTCTGCTCAAGCTCATTTGGTACCCCATGCAGGCCCAAGATCCTACCGCTGCTGGGCGCTTTGCCGATCCCTCATCCTGGAGTTACCTGCCCTCCATTGAGCTCAACCTTGGGAAGGAGACCGCTTGTGAGATGCGGATTCCCTTTGCTATGCCGGTCTCTTTTTGTGATCTTGTGACCTCCACGGCCTCAAGCCGTCCTCAAATGGGGGTTCTCTCCCTGTTGGTTTATGGCCAGCTTAAGGTCGGGGCCGGCGGTTCTGGTGTCTCGTGGAACATGTATGCTCACTGGAATGAGGACGACCTCGAGCTGTTCAACCCTACGCCCAACGCTTACCAGTCTGGCTCTCACAAGGTGGCGGGCGTTACAGGCGAGAAAGAGGCCAAGGCGGGCTCCATCTCTTCCGCCCTGGCCACTGGTGCTAAGGTTGCGGCCGTCGGGTCTGCTATCCCTGCCCTATCGGCCGTAGCCGGCCCCACGGAGTGGGCCCTTAGAACAGCTTCCCGCGTGGCTTCAGCACTGGGCTTCAGCCGGTTCCCTATTGACGAGAAGCCCAGGGTCACCTCCCAGTCGGCTCTGCCCTACTATTCTACGGTTGAGGGTCCTGATGTTTCTGTCCCCCTCTCACTTACTATGCAGCCTACGCTCAAGGTGGAGCCCAAGCTGGTCGGTAAGACTGAGGATGAAATGTCCATTGACGCCTTCGTCACACGCTTCGGGTACCACACGGTCGTCAACCTCAGCGCGGGTAGTGGGGCCGGGGCTAACATCTTCAACTTTAAGTGTGGCCCTTACCAACACACTTCTGGTGAGAACGTCTACCTCAAGCCTCACCAGGTCCTCGCGTGGCTCTTTAACTACTACCGTGGCAACTTTAGGATCCGGGTAAAGTTCGTTAAGACTAAGATGCACACGGGACGTTTGATGTTTGCATTCTTCCCGGGGGTGCTAACCGCTCAGAATCTCACCCAGGCAGAGTATGTTCACCGTGAGATTGTCGACCTTGCCAGTGTGGAGGAGTTGACCTATGAGGTCCCCTTCACAGCGCAGACGCCGTATCTCAACTGCCTTTCCTCTGACTCTACCGGCTGTTATGGGTCCTTCCAGATATTGGTGGTCAACACCCTGCAAGCTCCACCCACCGTTGCCAACAACATCGACCTCATCATTGAGACAGCCATGGGTGAGGGCAGTGAGTGGTTCAGTCCGTCGATCCACAATGATTACTTCCCCGTGGTCCCTGGCGGCACCCTTCGTGACCAACCCCAGTATCGTAATAGTGCTCAGTCAGGTTCCGCCCCTACCGCTGTGATAACTACCCTCGGCGATGCCAAGGTTGTTGGGCACCAGATAGACACTTCACAGCTCTGCGTCGGCGAGAAGCTGATGTCCCTGCGCCAGTTGATTAAGCTTGTCGCCAATCTCTATGATTCGGCTTTCAGTCAAGTGAGCATGGTCGGTGGGGGTGGCCAAGGTATCCCTGTGTATTTCAACCCCTTCGTCATCGGTGCCACTACCGGCACTAGTGCCGGCACTGCTGTCCTGTGCCGCGACTACCTTAATTATTTGGCCCCGTATTTTAGGTTCAGCCGCGGAAGTATGCGCATCAAGGGGGCTGTTTCTCTTAACCCCGAGGCTGGCGCGTTCTCCAGTACGGCTGGGCTCATCTGTTCGGCTGCTCGCAAGGCGACCTCCGCCGATGTCGGCATGTTCGGCACATTGTCGACCGCTCTGACGTCTATACCACCCTATTGTGATGTCCAGCCCGTGGCTGATGGCGGGATGATTCGTGTGTTGCTGCCTCCCTGGCAGACTTCGGTCATGACCCCGCTTGACTATGTCCTCACGACCTCTGCGCCTGCTGCGGGTCTGCCCTATAGGACCAATCAGCTCTTTCTCGCGATTGGTGGTGCTTACGGCCCCTTTTTGGCCGGTGGTACTTCCCTGATACAGCTGAACAGGCAGCCAGCTGATGATTATGAGCTGCTAGATTTCATAGGGCCTCCCTTGATTTCGTTCAATACTTGAACTTGGCCCCCCGCTTCGTGACGGCGGTATAGTAAGATGTCACAAATTTCTTTCAAGCCCTGTTTGACATACACGTGCGTGTTCTTTAGATCCCGCTGTTTGTACTCAGGCGCCTTGCGCTCTTCTTTCTTTAGTGTTTCTCATTTTGGATTGGTTTGCTCATTGTATTAGTAACCTACGTTTTCGGACATTCGTCTAGGCGTAGTCTCTCGAGAGAGTTGAAAGGGCTCGTTACGCTCAATCCCAATTGGTCAGTTCCAACCCCGTTTAGGCGGGGGACTGATCCTTCTTTTATAGGAAAA